GGTGTCGTATCAGCAGCCTCCGTTGGTGCCCCACATAAAAGGGACAGAATCTGGATTGTGGCGAACTCCACAGACCGCCGATGCGAAGTCTACAAGAATTCAAAAGGGCCATCAGATCAATTTGACTCATCAAGTGATGAAATGGCCGACTCCAATAGCTCAGGATGCGAAGCACAGCGGTTACGCACTGTCGGGTCCCGGGAAGGCGGACAAGTTGTCGTATGCGGTAGTGAGATGGCCGACTCCGAGATCCAACGATGCAGAAAAACGGGGGAACTTCGACGAGATGAATCCTCGCAATGGATTGCCGGGAGCAGTCAAAAGATGGCCGACGCCAGTCACATCAGATCATGCAGCCCGCCGACCGACCGAAAATTGGGAGGGAACCAGCGACCTGCCATCAGTAGTTTGGACTGCGAATGGTGGGACCGAGAACCCGGACAAACCAGCCGCGAAGTTGAATCCAACCTGGGTCGAGTGGCTAATGGGGTGGCCGCTAGGGTGGACAGACTTAAAGCCATTGGAAACGGGCAGGTTCCGCTCGTGGCAGCAACAGCATGGAGGCTCTTAAATGATCCTGCGTGACTACCAGCAGCGGGCCATAGACAATCTGTACGCTTGGTTTATTGCTGGCTACGCGGGCAACCCCTGTTTGGTATTGCCAACTGGATCAGGCAAGAGCCACATCGTTGCTGCCCTTTGCCAAGATGCGCTGACCAAATGGCCTGAGACGCGGGTGTTGATGCTAACCCACGTGAAGGAACTGATTGAGCAAAACGCCGAAAAAATGTACACACATTGGCCCGACGCCCCGCTTGGAATTTATAGCGCGGGTATAGGGCGGCGTGAACTACATCAGCCGATTACGTTTGCTGGCATTCAGTCGGTGCGGGACAAGGCGGCGCAGATTGACCACGTTGATCTGGTGATCATTGACGAGTGTCATCTGGTCAATCACAAGGACACGGGCGGCTACCGCGATCTGCTGCGACAGCTTCAACGCATTAACCCTAACTTGCGTGTCATTGGCTTGACCGCCACGCCGTACCGGCTAGGTCACGGCATGATCACGGACGAGCCAGCGATATTTAACGCCTTGATTGAACCAGTAACGATTGAAGAGTTGATCTTTAAAAAACATTTGGCCCCGCTGCGTTCAAAAATTACTGTTACCGCGTTAGATACAACAGGCGTTGCCAAGCGCGGTGGGGAGTTTGTAGAAGGCGAGCTACAGAAAGCGGTCAACACTAAAGACCAGAACGTGCGCGTGGTCAGCGAGGTGATTGCGCTGGCTGAAGATCGGCAGCATTGGTTGTTCTTTTGCACGGGCGTATCCCACGCAGAGAACGTCTGCGAGATCCTGAATTACTGGGGCATACCGTCTAAGTGTGTGACCGGCGAAACGCCTAAGAAAGAGCGTGAGAAAATAATTGAGGAGTTTAAGACCGGAAAGATCAAAGCGTTAACTAACGCCAACGTGTTGACCACTGGCTTTGACTACCCAGACATTGACCTGATTGCCATGCTGCGGCCAACAATGTCTCCTGGGTTATACATCCAGATGGCCGGTCGAGGAATGCGGCCCAAAAGCCACACCGATCATTGCATGGTGCTGGACTTCGCCAAGGTAGTTGCAACGCATGGGCCGATTACTAACGTACAGCCGCCCAAGAAAGGCGGTACAGGCGACGGCGTAGCCCCGGTCAAGGTATGCGACAACTGTAACGAGATCTGTGCGTTAGCGGTGCGCGTATGCCCCGCTTGCGGAACGGATTTTCCCGCCGTTGAGCCTAAGAGATTAAAGCTACAACATGACGACATTATGGGCGACAGCGGGACCGAGATGGCGGTCACCGACTGGTCTTGGAGGCGACACGTTAGTCAGGCTAGCGGCAAGCTGATGGTGTCAATCACCTACTACGGCGGCCTAAGTGATACGCCCATCACCGAATACTTGCCAATACTTCATTCTGGGTTTGCCGGTGAGAAGGCGCTGGGTACGCTGTACTACATCGCTAACAAAGCACAAACAGTACTAAATCAGATCAACGAAGTGGCTGAGTCAGACGCGGTTGATTATGTTGTGGCGCAGATGCACCAAGGGTTTCCCCCAGTATCCATCGAGTACAAGCGCGATGGAAAATTCTACCGAGTGGTGAGTAGGAAATGGTGATGCCAACCGAGCATGAAGAGCAACGTGACCTGGTGCGCTGGTTTCGCCAGACGTATCCAGACGTTCGCATCTTTGCCATCCCAAACGGGGAGAAGCGCAGTATCAGCGTGGCGGCAAGGCTCAAGACCGAAGGCGTTAGCGCCGGGGTTCCTGACCTGTTTGTGCCGTCGTGGGGTTTGTGGATTGAGATGAAACGTCGGAAAGGAAGTGTGTTAAGACCAGAACAGAAAGACTGGATCAATTACCTACAAGGCTGCGGGCATCGGGTCATTGTGGGATATGGGTTTGACGATGCCAAAACCAAAATCGGAGAGCAGAAATGACTAAGAAACTAAAGCCTAAATTTAAGCTTAACTTTAGCATTGCAGAGCAAAATCAACGTAATACAGATTACAACTTAGAACCTGTGTTTAAGCTGCCTAACAGCGACGAAATTGTGGTCCCGCATTATGTTGAGCCGCACAAATGGGTGGGATTGGGTGGGTTTATGTACACAACCGAGGAGTTGCTTAACTCCCGTGCCGTCCCAGAACTTCAATGCCTGTGGTCAAGACCGTGGACTGAAAAAATCATCTTCCAAGGTAAAGACCGGGCGTTTAGCAGCGCAGAACTTAAAATCTTGATTAAGGCACGGCTATGAACAAAGCAGAAGCATGGCGCAAATGGTGGTCTGTAATTCAAAAGACCACTCCCGCTGGTAGTTATGACCCAAGGGAAGCACCTATGTGGGATGCTTGGGAGGCGGCCTGGGATGCGGCAGACAAGCAATCTCAGATTGAGATTAACCACCTAAAAGAACAACTGATGCGTGCTAACACCAACGATGGTGCGTATAAGGCGGCGTTCTTGGCTGGTCAAATGACTGCGCGGGGTGGAAGTTGGAAATGAAGCCGGAAACACGGGAGAAGGTGGCTAAGTGGATGGTCGAACGCAGCTATGCGACAGGGCATGGCGACACGATTGAAGACCTATTGAAAGAATTAGAGTGGCAAGTTGCGGAGCGGGAACGGGAGGGGTGCGCCAGCGTAGCCGAATCATATGAGCCAACTTGCGACACCTGCCCGAGCGGTGTTGCTAATGCTATCCGCGCAAGGGGAGAGAAATGAACGAACGAATCCGAGAACTTGCTGAACAAATATATGGTTCAGCACACCATGATGATTTCAAGTTTGCCGAGTTAATTGTCAAGGAATGCTGTCCACCGCGCCAATGGGTCGGGCTGACGGATGAAGATAGGCAAGAATTGGCGGCAGAGCAACACAGTTGGGAAGGTTTGTGTTTTGCCGTAGAAGCCAGACTCAAGGAGAAAAATCATGACTGACTATGAACTAATGCAACAGGCGCTGGATGCGTTCGATAGCGACAACCCCGACATACAACTACGCACAGCAGTAGCCCTGCGCGAGAGGATGTCGCAACCAGAGCCACTTTTTTCTACCCCCGAAGTCACCCCTGATGTCACCCCCTATGTGATTGACTGCCCTCGGTGCGGTCATTGCTGTCCACAGTGGGTCGGGCTGACAGATGAGGAAATCAAATCCCTGCCAAGTTGGTGGCCTAGTTACGAGGACGCCCCGGCTTTGGTTCAATTAGTTAAAGATGTCGAAGCCAAGCTGCGGGAAAAAAATGAAATACGGAATCCTTGACGACGAAGGCAACGTAGTGCGGTGGGTCTGGCATATGCCGCCGTACCCCCACATCGTCGAGCGCATCAAGCGCAAACGTAAACCCAAGCTGGACTTGTCCAACGTACCAGACGCACTGTTTTGAGGTGAATATGAGCCAACAGAAGGTTCTTGATTACTTGAGTCAACATGGAGAGATGGCAAGAAAAGAAATGAAAGTTCCAGGCGTAACGCCCAAGGCGTTGTTTGGGATACTGAACCGTTTGTGCGCCAACGGTTCTGTCTCCAAACGTGAAGTTGGAGAAGAAAACAGAAGGTATTTTGTGTTTAACATCGGCCCTCCTTCGGTAGAGCCAGAATACTCGTATATCCTTAGAAACTTACCTAGAAAGGACTTTCATGGCTAATTTTGAAACGTGGCAATATGACAACCTTGTCAAGTTTGCAGTAGAAGCAAACAAGCGGCTGGCGCTGCTCAATGCGGAGATTGACGCGCTAAACGCCGACTTAAAGACGGCAATTAACGCCTACCGCGACTTACTTCGCCGCGACACCCTTGGATTTCTCGAAACTTCGCATACCGCCGAAGCCCAAAAGACCGGCGAGTAAAGTCATCAACTGTTCTACCTGGAGGTCTGGCGGTGCGGCCAGACCCTTCGGGATAATGTCCACTCCCTGCCCAAACGCCCATACCCACTGCATCAAAGGGTAGCCTAAGAACTGATAAGCTAGGCCAGCAACGCCAACCCAACCGACAGCAGGACGCCAACCAGAGACAAATACGCTAGTGCTTGCAGCTTCGATTTTATTGATATCCACCTGGGCGAGATCGGTGGCTTGATCAATTTTCTTTTCCTCCAGAGCGAGTTTGCGCTCTTCGAGCGCCATCTCAAGTCTCTCCTTGTCGGTCGTAATGAGATCACCTGCAACTTTGCCAACCCCCTCAATAATTGACCCAATACCTATCAGATCCATCACTTCAGCCCTTTCAGAGTGCGATTTAACCAGCCCAACAGAAACTTAGACTGCGTGCGGTTCTTATTGCAGATGTCAACGTATCGGGTAATTTTGGCAAGTGCGTAGGATTTTCTAAACGCTTCTGGTTCAACATTGTTGAACTTTTGCAAAGTCACATTGCCAACAGCGCCGTCTGGCGTAGCGCCCACAATCAACTGTGCCAGCTTGACTGCGACTTTGATGCCGGTGTTTACGCCGAAATTGAAGATGTTTTCTGCAACAACTTGGTTCGTAATTTCATCCCCTCGTACACGATCCCAAAACTCAACTTTATAAAAGTTGCGGACCATCCCAGTAAGGAGCGGGTTATCGACAGCGCCGTTGTCAATGAGGTTCCATCCCGGCCAGTGCGGGTTTGGGTTTCGAGCAATTCCAGCATAAGTCATCCCCCCGGTATCGCCCGGAACAGTGTGTAGGACGTAACCGCCTTCATCAACGATCATCTTGTCAAAAGCGGGATTGAAGTCAGCCATTATTTCTTCATCCGTTCTTCAAGAATGACAATGCGCTCACGATTGACGTGGATCAGTTCGCGGTTCTCGTTGATCTGCTTTTCAAGATCCTGCCGCAGCTTTTCCCGCGCCAACTCTGCGCCAGAATTCGGTGCTTGCTTGTTGTCGCTGGTCACGACAAGGCTAATCTTGGCGTTCAGTACCGTCACATCGTGCGTCAACTTGTCCAACGCGGACATCAGGTAGACAACGCAGGTAAACAATATTGGGAAGATGGCAAACGCCACCTTCTCAATAAAGTGTGATTTGGCTTCCA